CCAAACTATTTTAGCACATTGACTGATGCTGACAAAAAGACATGGAGCAACTATATGGTGTGCAGATTCTTGAGTATGCAAGCCGATCTTGTTGATACAATCAACGACTTGCAAGCATACCAAGATAAGCTTACATCCGAGCAGTTTTATAAACTATGCATCGCCGTTGTACCAAAAGGTCGTAGATTTGACGCATATATCAAAAGCAAAGCAGATAAGTATAACAAAGACTTGCTTAGTTTATTGTCGCGTCATTATCAAGACAGCGAGCGCAATATAGTAGAATATCTACAACTATTATCCAGAAGCGAGTTGTTGAACATTGTTTCGCTGTATGGTTATAGTGAAAAACAAATCAAAGATTTGCTTGAAAAGGCTTGACGAAAATAGTCAAGTTGCTATTCTTGTAACATATGAGTAACAAAAAAGTGATCGGACTTAGTGGAGTTGCACGCGCAGGAAAAGATACATTTGCCGCCATTCTTGAAATGAAACTTCAACAAGCTGGGAAATCTGTAAAAAAGGTTTCATTGGCTGGGCCATTGAAACAGCAATGTGATTCATTTTTGACAAATAGTCTTGGCATATCCGCATTTACCCAAGTCACAGAAGAAAAGAATATTATGCGTCCATTTCTTGTGTGGTACGGCGACGCTCAACGCAAGCGTACCAATGGTAGATATTGGATTGAACTTGCAAACAAAGAAATTCAAGAAAGTAACTATGACTATTATATCGTAACTGATATTCGTTATGACGCATACGAAAAAGACGAGCTACATTGGTTAAAGACCGAAATGGATGGATTGCTATGTCATATCAGTAAATGGACAGGTTCTGAACCATACACTCAATTTGTTCCTCCTGCAAATGAACATGAGGCACTCAATGATCCAAAAATTAGAATCGCAGCACATCACAGAGTTCAATGGCGTGATGTTGGCAAAATGTCTGCAACTGAATTGTTGCATGATCCTGAACTAACCGAACATGTTGATGAGTTTATGATTAAGTATGTCAACCAGCGTTAATTTACGCCGTTGTCATCTTCATCATCTTCATCATCCTCGTCGTCGTCTTGATTTGCATCCTCAAGTTCGTTCTTTAAATTTATAAAGTCTTCTTGAGTTAGTCCAAGTTCATTTATAATGGCAGATACAAGAAATGCCATTTCGCGTGTAGAAAGATTTTGTTTCTTTACGTTTTGAGAAAATTTTGTAACAATTGCTACAATCAATTTTTTATTTTTTGACTGGTCTGGTGGATATATGATACCAGGTATAGGATTGTTCTCGTCATGCATATCCGAGATTTTTTTCATTTCTTCATCGAGCATTTGGTTATACTCTTTGTCGCTTGATGTCACACTCTTAATGAGTGCTTTTAAGTCTTCGATATCTTGTTTCTTCACAATTTTTGCAACTGTGAAATTTTTGAGCACTCCCGCTTTCTGTAAAACGTGACTGAAATATGGTTTGTTCATCTATATGTTATTTCTTTGTTAATAAATATAACAGTATTTAATTTGACATCATATTTTCTTTCTGTATAGTAATTGGATATGTCAAACGAACAATTCTTTGTTGAAGAACCCGCTGAAAAAGTAATTTCTATTGAAAAAGCCGTTGAGGCCGCTGCAAGCGGATCTGTTGAAGCCGTTGCGTCAAAAGAACCGGAGAAGAAATTAAAGTCGGTGAGTTTTAGTCAATATAGTAAGTGGCTAAAATGTCCTATGGAATGGAAACTTTCTTATATAGACAAGCTCGCACCATACGAAGCAAGTATACATACCACATTTGGTACGGCTATTCACGCTGCTTTACAAGAATATCTTCGCTTATTATATACAGTCGATACAAAAGCCGCAGATTCATTTGATGCTATGGGCTTATTCAAGAAAGAGTATGAAGAAGGCTTAAAAGACTTGAAGATTGCTACAGATGAACAGATGGCAATCATTGAGGAAAAAGTGAAAGATCAAAATTTTACAGACGAACAACGCGCCGATTTTATTAAAGAAGAGTTGGATAGTATCGGTTTGATTACAAAGTCCGTAGTTGCCGAGTTTGAGAACGACGGTAAAGTTATTTTAGATCATGTTCTTGGTCATTCCATTCGTGCCAAGCATTTTCCAAGTAAGAAATATGAACTTGTAGGTATTGAACTTCCGTTAGAAATACCATTAAGAGGCGGTACTATAATGTATAAGGGTTTCTTGGACATTGTATTCAGAGACAAAGATACCAAAAAGATACTTATTTTAGATTTTAAGACCAGCACGAACGGTTGGAACAAATATCAAAAGGCCGATAGAACCAAGATTGACCAACTATTGCTGTATAAACGCTTTTATAATCAAATGTTCAAGATTCCTATGTCTGACATAGAAGTTGAGTTCTTTGTTGTTAAACGCAAACTATACGAGGATGTTGCGTTTCCTCAACAACGTATTCAACGCATATCTCCACCAGACGGTAAGATGAGCATGAAGCAAGTTGAAACCAGTTTCTTGCAGTTTATCAATGAAGGATTTGATGCTACTGGTGAATATAATAAAGACACTGTGTTCTTGAAGAATCCTGGCAAAGCAAAAAAGAATTGCAAATATTGTATTTTCAAAACGCTCAAGAATAGCAAGGGTGAGCTTTATTGCGACGGAAAAGAAAGCTGTTAGTTCTTATATTGATGTTTTGTTTTTTATATATATGGAATACTAATTTTCATATATATGTATATAGACAATTCATTAAATACTATGAGACTAAAATCAAATCACGACACATCATTTACGTCAGTACATGTTTTCAAAGACAAATATACTGCTTTCAAAGAAGCAGGAATTAGCGGAGGCATGACACTGCAAAAGCTAGTAAATCGTTGCGTATATCTTTACATTAACGATCCAGATTTCAGAAAGAAGATTGACGCGGAAAATACACTACAAATTAGTGGAAGTGCATTTTAATATAATTTGACAATATTCAAATTTAAAACATACTAAAGGTTATATATGGTAAATGGTTATATCCCTCAAAAAGACAGAAAGAAAATCATACTACTTTGCGACGATCTTCGGATGCATTCTGGTATTGCTACAATGGCAAGAGAGTTCGTAACTGGACTTGCTGGAAAGTACAATTGGGTACAAATAGCAGGTTCTGTTCAACATCCTGAAAAGGGTAAGATTCTTAACCTTGACGGCGCTGTAAATCAAATGGCTGGTATAAGTGACGCATATGTTCGTTTATATCCTGTTGATGGCTATGGCAGTCCTGATATTCTAAATGAAGTTATAAAGCTTGAACAACCTGATGCGTTACTTCATTTCACCGATCCTCGTTTTTGGATCTGGTTGTATCAAATGGAACGCGAAGTTCGCCAAAAACTACCAATTGGTTTTTACAGTATTTGGGACGATCTTCCATATCCTATGTATAATCGGGCATACTATGAAAGCTGTGATTGGATTGGTGCAATCAGTAAGCAAACAAAGAATATTGTTGAAGGTGTTCTTGGTTCAAACTTAAACAAACCAACCAAAGTTAGTTATGTACCACACGGTATCAACACCAAGATTTTCAAACCTCTTACAACCGAGGGTGAGCTAAAAGACTTGGCAGTATTAAGAAAGCAATTGCTCAAGAAGGATTATAACTATGTTATTTATTATAACAATCGTAATATTCGCCGCAAGCAAACTTCTACAATCATGCTTGCATATCGCAACTTCTGCGATAACTTGACCAAAGAAGAAGCAGCCAAGTGCGTATTGCTCATGCATACAGCTCCATTAGACGAAGCGGGTACAGATTTGCCAGCATGTAAAGAAGCATTCTGTCCAGACTATGATGTTATTTTCAGTGGCGACAAGATTATGCCAGAACGCATGAATCAATATTATAATATCGCTGATGTAACTATCAATCTTTCCGACAACGAAGGATTTGGTATTGCAACTGCCGAAAGTATCAGTTCTGGTACTCCAATCATAGTATCTGTTACGGGCGGTCTGCAAGACCAATGTGGATTTACAGATGAAAATGGCAAGCCAGTTGAGTTTAATCTTGGCTGGGGAACAAACGCCGATGGTCGCTACAAGAATCACGGAACATGGGTTACTCCAGTATACGCCGGTGCTAGAATGGTACAAGGTAGTATTCCTACTCCATACATTCTTGCAGATTATGCCAAATGGGAAGATGCTGCCGTTGCTATGATGCACTGGTATACAGTTGGCAGAGAAGAACGCAAGGCTCGTGGTCTAAAGGGTCGCGAATGGTTAATGAACGAAGGTCAACTAAGTTCTGAAAGCATGTGCGAAAAGATGGCCGAAGGCTTAGACAATATGATGAAAGACTGGACTGGTCGTGAACGTTTCAACATACATCGTCATGATGAATATGTTGGACACAAGATGCCAGAAAAGAAACTTGGATTCATCTTACCAAAGATTGATCGTGAAGAAGCAAAAAACAAATTCAACTAAAAAAATATTATGGCAAAAGCACTAACAAAAGAAGAAGCAAAGACAAAAGTATACGAGCTAACAAAACAGCTCGCCGAAATCAAGAAGGAAAAGAAGTCAGCTAATATTGATTTCAAAGATCGCATCAATGACGTAGAAAACGAAATTGAAGCAATCATTGACGAGCAAGAAGCCCAAAATACACCAGGCACGGCTCCCTAAACAAAAATAAAGGTTATATAAAATGAGCAACGAAATAAAACCAGTTTGCGTCCTACAAGGACCAATTGCATCTCGATCCGGTTATGGCGACCATTGTTTTCAAATAGCAACGGCTCTAATCAATTCTGGAAAGTTTGATGTGAAAATTATCCCTATGCGTTGGGGCGTTTGCCCAAACACAATGCTTGATGACGAAAATGCTTATATGGTCAAAGAGATCAAAAGTAGAATCGCCACAAACATCAACGCACAACCTGAACTATTTGTTCAAGTTTCTATTCCCAATGAATTCAAACCAATGGGCAAGTTTAACATCGGCGTAACAGCTGGTATTGAAAGCACGATTCCAAAAGCAGAATGGATTGAAGGATTGAATCGCATGGACTTGAACATTGTTCCTTCTAACTTCTCCAAGGATGTATTTGTTAAAGCTTCATTCTCCAAGCGTCATGAAAATGGCGTAGAAGAAAAGGTGACGCTTACAAAACCAATTGAAGTGGCATTTGAAGGTGTGGACACAAACATATACAAAAAGACGAGTGAAGAGTCGCCGGAAATTGACGCATCTTTGGATGCAATTCCAGAGAACTTCTGCTATTTGTTTGTCGGTCACTGGATTCAAGGCGACCTTGGCGCAGATCGCAAGGACGTTGGAATGCTTGTAAAAGTATTTAGCGAAGTATTCAAGAACAAGAAGAATCCACCCGCACTTATCCTCAAGACAAGTGGTGCGACGTTCAGTAAAATGGACAAGACTGAAATCTTGAAGAAGATCAATGATATTAGACAGCACTTGGTTGGCAATCTACCAAACATATATCTAATCCACGGTGAATTGACGCCAGTTGAGTTGAATCGCTTATATAATCATCCAAAGGTCAAGGCTCACGTCAGTCTTACCCACGGTGAAGGCTTTGGTCGTCCATTGCTAGAATCAACTCTTAGCGGAAAACCATTGCTAACAACCAATTGGAGCGGACATATTGACTTCCTTCCAGCTGAAATCAGTAACTTGCTACCGGGTACACTTGGCAATGTACCACAAAGTGCGTGCAACGACTGGCTAATCAGAGAATCGCAATGGTTCAATGCAAATTATAGCGTTGCTGCTCAAAAGTTGGAAGATATATTTGAGAACTATATCAAGTATATTCCAAATGCTGAAAAGCTTCGTCAACAAAACAGCGAAAAGTTCACACTTGAACAAGGTAACAAAGTGTTTATGGACATTCTAGACAAGAGCCTACCGGTTTTTGAAAAGAAGGTTGCTATTACACTACCAAAGTTTAAGAAAGTAACTCCTGTAACACCGGCATAATGAACATCAGTTATTTAGTAACTTGTCACAACGAAGTGGCCGAGTTGGAAAGATTGCTATCGCAATTATACTCGGCCATTTCGAAGACCGATGATGAAATTGTCATCTTGGATGATTTTTCGGACAATGAGGATACTAGAAGAATGTTGGCATTTCATCCATTGTTTAGCACATCTTCCAAGTTGGGTAGAGTAATTCAACATAAACTTGACAATGATTTTGGTACGCACAAGACTTTTGGTAGTCGTCAATGCACCGGAGATTATATCGTTCAGCTCGACGCGGACGAGTATCTTTCTCAGCCTCTATTAGAGAACATACACGAAATCATTGAGTCAAATCCCACGGTTGAGTTGTATAGATTACCAAGGGTAAATATTGTTCGTAATGCTACAACAGATGATGCTAAGAAATGGGGATGGCATATAACAAAATTGCCAGAGTTTGGTGACTTGCCTGTTATCAATTGGGGTAATGGGGGTAATGGTGGAGATTATCAATCTCGCATATATAAGAATACGGAGAAAATCAAGTGGCAAAAGCCATTGCACGAAACAATCGTGGGTGCATCTCTCGTAGCACATCTTCCAAAAGAAGTTGATTATGCAATTATCCACGACAAAACAATAGAAAGACAACGCAACCAAAACGAGTTTTATAACAAAAACTGGTCGGTTGCCGCTAATATGGGACAAGGATAAAAAATGAAAATCGCAATACACAGCAATCAATTTGACGGCAGAGGTACTGGTAAAGTTCCTCTTGATTATGGCTTGGGCTTGCAAAACTTGCTTGGACATGAGGTTGTGTGTATTACTTCTGCATTAAGTAAAAATGAAGGTCTTGAGGTGTTGTCAAGAGATTTTAAAACATTTACATACAACAAAAAAGCCGGTGACAATCCAGCAAGTGAAGTAGCTGATGCTATCAATCGCATAATAGAGAGTGAAAAGATTGATTTTATTCATATGATCAAAGCGCTC